CCCTGTCCCTGTGGCGGGCAAGATGGCGGCTCGTAAACTAGCGATTGAATTTGCTCGCTTGTGGTCTGGTGACGAAGATTGTGAGCTACCTCAGCGTGTAACCTCAGTCTCAAGGCAGGGAGTGTCGTACACAATCCTGGACAACCAAGAATTCATTGATGAGCTTCGCACTGGATTATACGAAATTGACCTGTTCCTAAAGGTCGTTAACCCAGATAATGCTCGTCGTAAGGCAAAGGTATTCTCCCCTGATCAGCCTCGCGCCCGAAAATACGTAGCTAAACCTCTAAAGCAGACGATAGACCCTGAGTTTGACTTGGCTATGAGCGCAACCACTCAGAGTGCTTCGGTTAGCTGGTCCTCTGCAGGTAGTGGAGCGGACCTTAGTAATTTCTTCCCGTCAAGTGGTTGGGCTCCAGTGGTCACTGTTAGAAACTATGGGGCTACCAAGTCGTCTACTGTTGGTGGTAGTTTCGCTCTTACTACCGTAAGTGGTGAAGACACATTAAATTTCACTATTACCTATGAAGAAGCGCAAGCTACTCTTGGTATGGTGGATCCGGGAACGTGGGAGCTATACGGCAGCCAAATGGTTGATGGTATAGAGAGCCTAACTCCTGTACTTGCATCTGGAAACCTCCAGATCAAGATGTACTAAGAAAGAAGATATTATGTCAGCTCAAACTAACTTCCGCGCCCAGGACATGCCAGGCGCAAAGAAGCCAGAAGTAAAAAAAGCAACTCCTAAGTACGTTTCTCCTACACCAGAGCCAAAGCCAGAGCCGGTCATCGAAGCTGCTCCAGTTGAGGTTGAGGGTGTAATTGAAAAAGAAGAAGTTGTTGCAGAGGATGCCCCAGCTTCAGAAGATAACTAATCATGGCAAGGGGAGAGCTAGACCTTACGGGCGTCTCCGAGGATGCCACGCATCTTAGAGATTTGATGGGTGGCGTTCTGGAGAGAGTCGAGAATGTATTTCAATCCTACAACATGGAGCTGCCTGCTCGAAGGTACTGGACCATGTCCACACCCGCGATTGACTGTGAGCAGCTAGTTGTCTATTTTCAGCAGATGTATTTAGGCCCTCCCGGGGCTGAAGTTGGCGACCCTCAAAGATGTCATGTTCCCCGGAGTGCAACCTTAGCCATAAGTATTGCTAGGGCCACCCCTATCGTTGGTCAGAATGGTAGACCACCTAGCGGGCAAGCGATCGAAGCGGCGTCTTCAATAATGGCTCTTGATGCTTGGATTCTTATGGAATCCGTGAATCAGCTCGACCAGTGGGATGAGACCGGTTATGGAGTTGGTGTCATTGCTACCTTGGAGAGTTCACCACCCGAGGGCGGTTTCCAGGTCACAACGATGAATATTACAATGGCGGTACCATAAAATGCCAGCTTTTGGGTTAATCCCAGATAGCCCCCTATTTTATTATGGTGGTAAGGCTTCTAGGGCACTGAGGCGTGGTGGGGGTCGTGGTGGCAGGGGGTCTGCCAATACCAAAGTTCTTATAACCTTTAAGGGATTAGTTTTATACAAGCCAGTACTTCACTATGAGCTAAATGTTCCTGCCGGCATGGTCGGTCGTCATATGGGCAAGCTGGGAAATAAGATTAAGGTTGGCGCTCAAGCCAGGGTAGGAGTTAGAACTGGCCTACTGCGTGCTTCAATACACGTGAGTCAGGGTATGTCTAGCGGTAAGCAGTATGTAAAAGTAGGATCTTCGGTTAGTTATGCGTTTATGCACCACGAAGGCACTAGACCCCACATTATTGCGGCTAAACCACCCGGAGTTCTTAGGTTTACTTCTAGAAAAGGTGGTGTAGTCCACGCGTCTACAGTTATGCATCCGGGGACCAGACCAAATCGATACCTGGGGTCCCAACTTAGACGTTACATTAGGTAGTAAAATAGAAATGTCGCATAACGCGACTTACTAATTGACGATACAGGAAAGACATATAAGATGACAAGATTCAAGGATTTTGGAGCAGGTAAAGCTCTTGAAGACAGAGAGCCTCTATCTTTTAAACTACATGAAGAAGAATTCCACTGCGTAAAGCACCTACAGGGGAGAATTCTTTTAGATCTAATTGCCAAGTCCGCAAGTGATAATGCTGCCGACTCCGCAATCATTATGACTGAATTCTTTGGCCACGTTCTAGTTAAGGAGAGCTTAGAACGCTTTGAGGTTTTGCTACACCACCAGGAGAAAATCGTTCAGGTCGAAACTCTTAGCGAGATTGTTGCTTGGCTCATCAGTGAGTACAGTGACCGCCCAAATCCGCTGCCAGAGGACTGATCGACTGGGCAATAAACCTCTGGCCATACGTAAATGGGAAAGCGATAGTACAGGGATTGGATCTAACAGAAATGGAAGCCTCCAGGATGTTAGATGTGATTCACTACTACTTCGACGAAGATATGCGTTACGGCTCAACTGAAGGGGCTCAACTGCACTCTAGTGTACGCGAGCAACTTTTTGGCTCAATGTACGGGTACGACTACCTATACGGGCTTGGACAGAACAGAGTTAGAGATACAAAAGGTGAAGAAGGTTTAGAAATTAAACCCTATATGCCAGCAACCGAGTTTAACCCAGACTCGGCCAACCCGTTCGGGGGCGTCCTAGACGTTCCCATTGGCTAGCCTTTAAGGAGGCTGCACTATGGCAGTAGTCGGCCACGCGTATGTTGTAGTACGTGCGATAACTGATAGCGTCGCTAAAGATATTGAAAAAGGCTTTAGCGGCTCTCGCATATCTGGCAGCGCTGAGAAGTCTGGTAGACGGATTGGAAACTCCCTTGTTAGGGGACTAACTTCTGGGATGAAGGATGTTGACAACTCTCTAACTAGGGCAGCAGACTCTTTTAGGAAGCTACACCCAGAAGCTGACACTCTACGCAGGGTTTTTGTTAACGCAATGAGGGTCGGATACTTACTACAAGGTGCTCTTGGAGCACTTGCGGGTACAATCGGGGCTTTGATTGGCGGCCTGGGTGCGGTTATAGGCGCAGCCGGTGGAGCTGCTGCAGCACTAGTTGCAGTTGGTGGTGCCGCAATAACTGCTGGCGTAGGACTGCAGGTTGCAAAGTATGCATTAAGCGGAATCGGGGCTGCGGTAAAGGCAGCCACAAAAACTACTGGTGGGTACAGTGAGTCGGTAGAAGATCTCAGGGAGAAGCTACAGCAGCTTCGTTTTGATCAAGATGGTGCTGCTCTCTCTGTTGATAGAGCTGGATTAACACTTGAAAAAGCTCGTCAGAATATGCTGCGGACTCAGGACCTTGCACCTAATAACTTAATTAGGCGCGACGCTGAGTTAGCGTTTCGTGAGGCAGAGCTTGCCTACAGACGTGCAAAGGATACTCAAGCTGACCTGAAGGACGGACTAAAACCAGACAGGGCTGGCGGCGGCGCTGGGGACCCTTTTGCAAACTTAACTCCCTCTCAGAAAGCTTTTGCTGAGTACTTAATTTCAATTCAGGGTACTTTTAAGGATCTTAAGGAGGCTGCAGCAGCCGGTTTCCTACCCCTACTGCAATCTCAGATTGAACGCTTACTCGAATCTCCCATGCTTGGGATACTAGAAACTAGATTCTTTGACATAGGTCAGGGTGCTGGACTGGCAGTAAAAAACTTCACAGACTCATTGGTGAATTCTGACAATCTGAAAGACTTAAATGACGTACTAGGCGATATTGCCGAGGTCTTGCCCACATTTGGTACAATATTTGGCAGTGTGTTTGACTCACTATTGAGCATACTAGAATCAGCTGACCCGATAACTAGAAGGTTTGTCTCATTTTTAGAGTCTAAGAGTGGTGCTTTTGCTAATTTTCTAGATGTTAAGGACGCCACGGGTGAGCTAGAGACTTTCTTTAACAGATCTGGAGACCTTGCCGCTGAGTTTGGGAGATTGTTCGGTGGATTGTTCGGAGGCTTTGGTAAGATCATTGAGGCTAATTTTGGAGAAGGCTCTGGAGGATCACGTCTCATAACCTGGCTTGCCGACGCTGCACAAGGTTTTGCTAATAAAGACATAATTGGAATGGACAACTACTTCCAAGGCGTAGCCGATAACGTCATGGCCATGGGAGATGCATTGGGCGGCGCACTAGACACCCTAACAAGATTAGGATCGTCGCCTGAGATAAAGCAATTCTTTGACGCCTTAGACTCCGGTAGTTTTGCATTTGACATGATAGTCCGAGAGGCCCTAAAAGTCCAGGTACCTCTTGGTCTTCTTATCGCTTCGGTTACTGAAATTATTGCCGTGTTCTCTGATGCTGGAGCCGGTGTTGCATTTTTCGAAACACTAAATTACTTTGCTGGTGGCCTGAGCGAGCTACTACGAGCACTAAAGCCCATATTAGATGTTGTTGGACCGGTACTAGCAGTTGTTAGCGCAATAGCTTTAATCGGTGCAATGACTACAAAAATTGCACTGATATTTGGGTCATTTATTGCTAGCGCTGTTGCAGGCATGGGGACATTTATTGGTGCAACTGGTGCAACTATTGCATCGCAGACTTTGCAGATAACCGTAACTAACGGCCAGATTGTAGCTACCAAAGCCTTAGATGTTGCCAGCAAATCACTGCTAGCTTCTAACCCTATTGGGTGGGCTGTTCTGGCAATTGCTGCCCTAGTTGGGCTTGCTACTGCAATTGCCGGTATCCAGGGTGCAAACATGGATAAGGCTACAGCGGGGATGACCATAGCTTTTGATGAGGGCACTAGTAGCCTAGAGGCCTTTAAGGGTGCTGTAGATCAGATTGACGGAATCTTCGACACTACATATATGTTTGAGAGCGTCGGCGCATTTAAAGATCAAATGGCGGAGCTATCAGACGCTCAGGACAATTTCTTTAAGGCCTCAGGTGGAACCACTGTACTTGCTGATGCTTTTGGAGCCGTCGGTAGGTCCTTAGCTAACCTAGCTGTGACAGACCTCCCAGATGCGCAAAAATCGTTTAAGAAGTTTACTGGGGAACTGAGCCTAAATAACGAAGAGATGCTCACCGCCATTGATGAGATGGACGAGTTCAAGAAAGCACTTGTAGATCAAGCTGATCAGCTCGGCATTAGCGTGCGGAACCTAGATGGTACTACAGACTCTCAGAAACTCCTAAACTTGGCTCTCGGAGAAGGCGAGTACGCGGCTAGAGTACAAGCTGCGGCAACTCAGGCTGCAGCGGAGGCCGCGGCGGCTCTTCGCGATCAGCAGATTGACTTGAATCAAAAGTTACAACAGGGAATACTTGACTCCAGTGGTTTTGGCGACGCCCTCTCTAATGCTTTCATCAAAATAAAAGACAAATCAGGTGAAGAAGCAGATGTCTTCAGCATCGACAAATTACTTGAGAACATGAAGACTTCTCTAGCTGCGGCTGCAACCTACGCAACCAATCTAGTAATTCTTCAGGAAAAAGGTTTTAGTGACCTTTTCATTGCAACTATCGAGGCAAATGGAGCTCAGGGTGCCGCGATTGCAGCCGGCCTCGTGGGCGCAACGGCTGGTCAAGTAGATGATATAAACGCGGAATTTGCTAGAGGCATAGCATTCAGTGGGGATCAGATGAGTACACTCATTACCGACATCGAAACAGCTGTAGCTAATAACACCATCGTGCCCGATCTTGGCAGTAAACTTAAAAAAGATGCAATTGCAGCTGCGCAAGCAGGTGGAGATCTTGATATAGTACGTAATCAGCTGCAGAATGCACTTAATGCCAAAGGAAATCTAACCTTAAAGGTAGGGGTAGATTCAAATGGTATTTCACGTCTATTTACCGAAATAACCAATAAAATACCTGACGCCCTAAAGCGCCCTTCTAGTATGCTCCCCCAAACAACAAACTCGAGTGGATCTAATGGTAGAGGCCGCACCAGGCCCGGTTTTGCGTATGGTGGCTTTGTCTCTGGTCCAGGAGGGGCACGCTCTGATATGATTCCAGCTATGCTGTCAAACGGAGAGTACGTAGTGAATGCCAAGTCCACCAATAAGTATCGTGGGCTACTGGAGAAACTTAATAGAGAAGGCAATGGCTATGCAAGCGGAGGGTCTGTATCCGCAAGGGCTGCTACTCCAGCAATAAATATTGTAGTAAATGCTGCACCAGGGATGGACGAGAAAGAGCTTGCTGCAATGGTCTCTAGAAGAATTGCCTATTCAATTAAGACGGGAACCATGTAATGACGTATTATGAGGAGACGCCAGCAACGGATATACAGGCTGAAGAAAACAAAGTAGTTAATCTTGCATTAACTGCTCAGCCTATCCCCTACCTATCTGGTTTAAAGCTTAAAGCCGATGTGATAATAAACGGCCTAACATTGAACACAATCGATGAGAATAATGTTGTTTGGGTAGTATCTGACATCGACGGATGGTGGACTCTACCAGACTCTGAGCTTCCAGACCTACCACGGGGTTGGGGAGATGGATCGTATGATGCAGCCGGGCGTTGGGCAAATAGACTTATAACACTTTCTGGATCTTTTCTCCCTCAGAAGCCTGAAGACGCAGCTGCTGCTAGGAATACTTTAATTTCAGCTGTGACCTTGATAAAAGAGGGAGGATGGTTGAAGGTCTACGAAGATGGGGTGTCTGACTCAGGCGGGTATAGCCTAAACCCACGGGGGACTTACGTACGTCTAAGCGGCGCCCCCCTCATTACTAGCGTAAACGCGCGTGGCCGTCATGATTTTGCTATTGGACTAAAAGCTGTTGACCCAATTAAGTATGAATTTATAGATTCCGATGGCGACGGATACAGCTCGACTGTTCTGACTGCAAATGGAGCCGGAACGGGCAGTGTTACGCTGAACAACTCAGGGAACGTGCCAGTTTCAATTAACATGGAATTGTCCCTCGGTTTTACTATACCTGGAGGCACCCCTACCTCAATAACCAACACTGAGACTGACCAAGAGATGGTAATTCTTTCGGGCACTTCTAGCACAAATAGACTAGAAATAGACACCTACAATAGGGAAGTCTTGGAGGTTCAATACTCTGGCTCAACCGTAGTAAACGTTGCAAATGGCAGGGCTAAGGCAGCTACACTCCTGGACTGGATATACCTACAGCCCGGAAACAATGTTATAACAGTTGCGGGATTTTCAGCTGGAGCTACTTGCACATTCTACTACCGCTCTGGTTGGATCGGCTAGCTGCTAGACTACTATAAAGACGACACAAGGACAGATCGATGCCAGTAACAACTTCACAATCTCTCGGATCGGTAGATTACCGATACTTCGCCTGTGATCTAATGACCAATGAGCTTCTTGTAGAGCTACCATTTAAATCCGTATCTTACAGCAGGTCACTAAACGAAGCTGGAATATTTTCTGGGGATATTGCAGTAACTGAGGATACTTATAACCTATCGCTGTATGAGAACACCCTCCCGGCTAAAACGGCACTTTATATAACTAGGGACGGTGTTTGCGTTTGGGGCGGAATTATATGGTCAAGAACATATGACATTGTAGGAAAGGTCCTCAGCGTTTCAGGTGCGGAGTTTACTAGCTACTTGCACCACCGAGTACTCTGGAAAACATGGTCTAACGCTTATCAGGCATCCATTATTGTGGCAGGTGGCGTAGCAACGGTCACTCTTGACTTTGGCCAATACGGGTTTGAATCCGGTGAGCCAGTGGCAATAAGTTGGGGCGATGATATGTCCATATATAACGGCACTTACGCTGTTACAGGGACTCCCACCTTAACCGCAGATCTGCGATCGGTATTTACAGTAGTGGCGGAGTTTGTAGACGCTACAGGAGACGTCAGGACAGTGCCAGACTTAGTGTTAGACGGTCTTGCCAGCGTAGAAGTACGTCAGGACACCTATAACTTTGCTAAGGACTTAATAGTAGAGCTAGTTACCGATCTTGTTGATTTTGATTTTGCTAACGACACTATTAAGCCTGGAATTAACGTATTTAACGTTATCTCTACTGCAGTACGAAACTCTAACAATGTCACAACCATAGAACTTTCTAAGCGTCATTGGCTAGTCTCAGGGCAGCGTGTTGCTGTTACTGACGTCTCCGCTAGCTTTAACAGCCTAGACGCAATAGTGCTGTCAACACCAAGTGAGACCGCCTTTACCTATGCAAATGTTGGATCCGCCGAGACAATAACGGTAACCCCTGTACTAAAAAACATAACCAACTCCGAAGCGTCCGCTAATGTGGTTAGCCTAACCACTTCTGGGTCACATGGTTTCTCTGTCGGAGATATTGTCTATGTCAGCACGGTTGGTGAGACTATCGATGGCTACAGAGAAGTCTACGCAATTCCACAAACTAATATCTTTCAAGTGGTCGTGGGGGTGGATGACTTTAGCTTTAGCGGGACTGCAGAAGCAGCGAGTGCTCTTAGGGTAGGAGCTGCAACTTACAGCACTCACGGGGAGTACACTCTCAATGGTGACATAGGCCTAGAGTTTGACCCTAACCTTGGCAGAAGTGGGAACGCAAAAACAAATCCTGTCCTGCGAGGATCATCACTTAGAACTATCGGTGAAATTCTAGAAGAATACTCCAGCGATCCAAATGGTTTTGAGTACAGGGTAGATTGCACATTCGACGCAGCTACACAAAGTTTTAGAAAAAGATTTGTAATCCTCCCACTGATTCCTGCCGGTGTTTCCCTATATCTAGAGGGGCAAGTTGGCGAAGTCTTATCCATACCAGCCTACGCCTTTGGTGCAGATCAGAATATATTTGAGTATCCTGGCAATGTCAATACTGCCTCTTTCGAGGAGTCTGCTGAAGACTCTGCAACCAGATTTTGGGTGCAAGGCAACGACGGTGGGGGAAGCGACATAAGTCAGCCTTATTCGGGAGCTGGGAACTCAGAACTGCTGAGAAGGGGCTGGCCCCTACTGGATCAAACTGAGACTATAGACAGTAATGATGAGAACACTCTCTATGACTACGCATCAAGGCTTCTTACTGAGGCCGCTCCACCAATAAATGCATTTGCTATCTCAGTTAACGGATCGATAAACCCTAAGCTTGGATCGTACTCTCCAGGAGACTGGTGCTCTGTTGTAGTTGATGACGTTTTCGTAAAGCTTAGAGCCGAGAGCTACTTGGAAAAAAATTATGGCACGGGCGATGGATCGTTAATTAGAAAAATTGAATCTTACACCGTTACGGTACCAGACGCCCCGAGCTACCCCGAACAAGTTGAGCTAAACTTGGTGGTAGAGCCTTGGATCCCAACCAACGTTACAAATATATAAGGACAGACATGGGAATCAGAAGAAGAAGAAAAAAACTAACCACTCTGGTTAGTCGCCTAGACAGCAGGATTAAAAGCGTAGAGCTTAGGCCGTTTTCGCTACTCACTGAGTCTCAAATTAAAAACCTTATTGACTCTGGCGCCAATGCTGTAGCTAATGATAGTGCAACTACTACGATCAGCCAGCTTGCTCCAAATCAGTTTATAAAAATACAACAAGCCTGGTTTTACCCGAAAAAGCTAACGGGTCAAACTAAGGATGTAGTAGAGGTGTACACCGAAGCAGACCTTGGGGTGTTCACTGGTTCCAGTTTTATAGAGGTATATGGCCTAAACGGAACATCCTCTACTGCCATAGAGTGTTCTGGTAAATACCTGGTAAAATCCCAGGACTCACCACCCTATGACACTAGAGCAGCTTATAAACAGAGTGTCCCTGCTGAAATCACTAATGTCTACTCTTACATACCAGCAGGTGTAGGGCCCGCTAGCTGGTCAACTGCTAGACAACTTAGATCAAAACGGGCAATTGATAGCTACGCAGCAACTGGAACTTCAGTAGTAGTCACCTTAAATGCGTCTCACCAGTTTAGAACAGGGGACATTGTCTTTGTCGGACTAGTGACCTCGGACGCAAGGTTGGCGGGGATTGATGGTCTATTCACCGTTCAGTCCGTAACAGCGACAACTTTAACATACAGTCTCCCAGCGGTCCTGGAGGAGATAATCCCGTCTACTGTGCCAACCGAGCTTAGTTACATCTACCCCGTAATTCACGAGTACATTGCGGTTGGGTCTACTTGGGCAGACAGTTCTACTAATAAGGTCAATTATTGGGACGGCATCCGCTGGGTCGACTATTCCAGCGTGGCTGATCCCGCTAGGGACGGCGACCCCCCTGCACCTCCGACAAACCTACAAGTCACAAGTGAGGGCGTACCTAGGGCGGTAGGGTCTACTGGCCTGGCTACTGTGACCTTAGAATGGGATGCTCCCACTCAGACTGCTGCTGGTCAGCCGCTAAACGATTTGGTTGGGCACATCATTAGATGGCGAGAAAGCTTGCTGTCCGATTGGTCTGAAAAGGCCCTGCTGAACCCTTTAGTCTCAAAATATACATTTACCGACGTAGAGGCGCTATTTAGTCAAGGAAGAACATATTATTTTCAGGTAGTTGCTGTAGACAGCGGTGTGCAGCGGTCCCTCCCTGCAACGGCTACTCACAGTACGTCAGAGGTCTCTGCTAGTTTATACCCGCCTACTGCTCCACAGATTTCGTCTCGTTTGGGGGTACTGACTGCCACATGGAATGGCTTTGTAGATACTGACCCCCTAAGTATACCACCGGGCGACACAGTTTTCTTGAAAGTTCATAGGTCTATTGTTAGTAATTTTACGCCATCTGACTCTACTTTGGTGTCTACAATATCGGCGGTTGCCGGGAACTTTGCTACATTCTCTGACCTCACCTACGAGACACCCTATTACTTTAAGTTTGTTTTAGTTAATAGTAGTGGCAAGCACAGCGATCCCTCCGGACAGTCCGTATCTCAAGTTACACCATTAGTAGATACCGACCTGCTTGTAGGAAATGTGCTTAACTCTTGGGCATTTGATGGTAACTTAATATCTGCGGGGGCACTAGCAGACGGCTCCCTAAATTCTTCTAACCTCTTCGGCCCTAACGTAATTTCTCAAGGTTCAGTAGCCTTTGATGCAATAGGCGCTAACCAGATTGCTGCTGGATCTATCATTGCTGGAAAAATTGGTACAGATGCCGTGACTGCAAACACTGTCGCTGCAGGCGCTATCTCAGCGGGAAAAATAGCAGCCAATTCCATACTTGCTAGCAAAATTAGAGCAGGTTCTTTAGACGCTATTGAGATTACCGGATCTAATATCCAGACAGCTAGAGCTGTAGGATCTTATATATCAACTTACTCCACATACTCTGCGCTAATCTCTGCGATCCCAACGGCTTCTTACGGTTCTACATATTACGTAAGCAGCGAGACGTCTACATATACCTTCACCCAAAATACGGATCCAGTTACTGGATTAGGCACGGGTAGCGGTGCTTGGATAAAAAGTGGCAGTAGGCAGAGAGTGACGCTAAACAATACCGGGTTGTATGCCTATGACACTAGTGGTAACCTGACATTTAGAGTTTTAGGTAGCAGCGGTGAAGTTTTCATAGCATCTGGAGTTCAAATTGGAGGCTACGCTACATCTACTGACCTAACGGGGGTGAGTAATACTGCCAATCAGGCCAACCAAACTGCGGGCACAGCAAATCAGACCGCAAATAACGCCTCCCAGACCGCAAATAACGCCTCCCAGAGTGCAGCTAGTGCGGCAATTAACGCTACATCAGCCATAGATAATATAAACGCTGTAAAAAGTGCAATCTACTATCCCGGTACCACTCAGATTAATGGCGGTAGCATCAGGACCGGCACCGTTGTGGCCGATCAGTTAGCAGCTGGGTTTATTCTCACTGACTTTATTAGCACCGGTGCTCAGGGTACTCCGCGAATTGAAATTAGAGGTAGCAGTCAGTCAAATCCAGGCATTATTGGCCTCACTGGGTTAGGCGAACCGAATGCAACAAACTTTAGATTCTACAATAACGGCCAGAGCTACTTAGACAACGTCGAGGTTGCTGGAACCCTCTCTGTAACTGGAAACATAACTGGCGGAACTATTAGAACATCTTCCGGTAGCAAGAGGGTTCAACTAAGCGGGTCAAGCAACTCCCTGCAATTCTACAGTGGCAGTGCTCTTAAGGGTGAAATAGAAGGTACCTCTAGTGGTATGAACATCAATGGTTCAGGAAGTCTACAAGTTATTTTTGGTAGCAATACGTGGTCAGCTCAGGGGTCACTCTCTGTAGTCGGCACCCTGGGTCAGTCATCATGGAGTTCCCAGGGGACAGTATCTGTATGGAAAGATGTCAATGGAGTCCTTAGGACCCAGACATCAGACAGGCGCCTCAAGCAAGACATCCAAGATATTGACTCTGGACTTGACAAGATCAATCAGCTTCAGCCTGTAACGTTTAAATGGAAGAATGAGCAAGAATCTCAAGTAAAAGTCCCAGGACTAATTGCTCAGGATGTTGCAGTAGTATTCCCCCCTGAAGAAGTTCAAATTGTAAGAATAGATGCCCCTGACCCTGAAAAAGGCGAAGAGTTTGTCACTAACCCACCTATGGGCCTTGAGTCCACGCATCTAGTCCCATACCTAATTAAAGCTATACAAGAACTGTCCGAAAAGAACGACGCACTTGAGGCTAGACTAGAAGCACTAGAAGGAAACTAACGACATATGTATTCAGTAAGGGACGGGGACCGCACTCTGCAATTCAATGGTTCCCTAATTGCTAAGTCAACTTCAGCACGTAGAGGCTCGTACCGTTGGATTGAATTTGAGCTATATAAAACAGAATCAGGTTCTTATATTCTTTCTCGTGTCGGCGTGTCTTTAATTTTTCACGGGGCGGCATGCCGACTAGTTTCACGTTATAGCTTGGAAGAGAAATCCTCTTCGGTTCTAAGCCCCGACTCCACCCCTTGCGAAGACTGCGCTCCCGATGATAGTCTGGACTTAGTATTTCCTGAGAAGTACCGCTACTGGGCCCAGGTTAGTGATAAGCCAGATGCTGTACTTGACGCTTTGTATAAATATGATGATAACGGTGCAAGATATCTGACTGTCGTTGCGCAAAGATTATTAAAAAATGCAGCAGCAGTTGACTTTGCCGTTGCAGAGATCTATAATGTTGAGATAATACCTTAACGAAAGATTTAAAATGATAACTGGTCTAGACGGAGTACAACTCCACTTGGTAGACACAGTT